TCCGCTAGGGTTAAGTTGTCATCGCCATACTCTTTGCCTTTTGGTCTAGCCATTGCAGCCAGTAGCAAATGCATCACCTTCACTGGCTCACCTTGATTCTTGCTTCTTATATTTATAACATCCAAGAGCTGCCCACTTGTTAGCTTTTCAGGTTTATGCTCTATATGGTATTTAGTGCCGTTTAAGAGCATTAAAGTCTTTATCCGTAGCTTTTCTAGCATCTTAACATTTAATGCCTGTATAGCTTCTACAATACGCTTAAACTCGCCCATCTTTATCTTAGAGGCTTGCTCATAGGTTATGTCCTTAATCGCTGCGACTGCATAGATATTTTGTTCTATTATTGATAATTCAGGATCTATATCGTTTAAGGATTGATACTGCCCGACTGTGATGTTATATAACTGTGTATTTTCCATAGCCTTTTTTGCTGAATTTATGCATTATCAAATACCTTAACGCATCTATTGCGTGATTGTAATCATCTATCGGTTGGTTTAGCGTCTTGCCCATTTTATCTACTTTCCATTTGTATTGCTCTAGCTCTTTGATTAAGTTCTTGCTCCCAGCATCAACGTTAATCATATAACCTTTTAGCAAATTTATGCCAAACATCACACTATTTTGGCTTTTTTTTGCACCATCAATTGTCCAGCCTAGCCTCCGCAATTCTTCAATACTCTTTGGTTCTGCACTATCGGCAATAATTAAACTAGACTTGCTGACCCCCAGCGTTAGCATTCTATTGCTAAGGTCTTGATTAGTCATTCCTGTTTCGTAAATCAGCTCTTTAACATATAATTCGTCATTCTGCATTCGCACTTCTATTAAGGTTGATGGGTCATTGGTAAACCCAAAGTCAATGCCGTATCCTATTAACTTTTTGTCTGAAAAATCTTCCTTTACTACATACCACTTTTTAAATACAAGCCCTTCTATTCGACCTGTTTTGCCTCTTGCATAGACCTTCCATAAATCAATGTCCTTATCTTTTAGTGCTTCTATCTTTTGACGAATCTTGTCGCTTAAAAAAGGGTTATGCCTATGATCTGAAATTATAAGCTGTGATTGCGGAAGTGGTATTATTTTTTCGTGAACCCAAAATGCTGTATCAGGATTGTAATCAATGAAGACTTGCTTTCTTGTCCTCAATGCTAACTGCTCATAAAGCTTATAGGGTATGCCGTTAGCCTCATTTATAAATAGATAGTCTCTTTTACCACTCTTAGCGTCCTGGTCATTATCGTAGCTATTGAACTCCATAATCGAGCCGTTCTTGAAACTAAACACCCTATCGCTCCTATTATAAAATACCACTTGCTGCTTAATCGCCTCGTCTGCGTTGTGTATGTCTATTGCATCTCTCAACGCTCCTACCTTCAAATTAGGTATATCTTGACCTACAATAGTAATAGTACAAGTCTCGGCTATTGCTTTACTAAATAGCACTTGCAAAATAGCATAAGTCTTCCCTGAGCTAGTACCGCCTTGATTGACTACTATGTCTGAGTTGCATACAAAGTTTTGACGATATAGTCCAGAGGTGCTAATCAATTATGTCCTTTTCACTATTGGCAAACGGTACGCCAGTATCTATGATATTTATATCTAAGCTCTTGTAGGTAGTCTCTTGGTGTACTTCTGTACGCTCTATGTACCCTCGCTTCTTACCTTTGGTCTTTAGGTAGAAGATAGTGCCTGACGTATTGCCCTCTTTTATTTGCTTGTGTAGCTGGCTCTCTGCAAAGTCTAAAGCTATGTTCTCTATATCCTCTACGGCTTCCTTGTATATATCGTCTTGCTTCAGCCAAGTGTAATGAGTATTCCTACTTATACCTACGCTCTTACAAGCAGAGGTAACTATACCTAAAGACTTTTCTAAAGCCTCAAGCATTGCAGCCTTTTGTATGTCATTTTTTGTACTCATTTCCATTAATCTTTATTTCTAAATTAGGGTCTAAGTTTAACATCCTATCTATAATTACTTGGCAATATTTAGGGTCAAGCTCCATACCATAGCATTTACGATTAAGTTGATGTGCTGCGACCATAGTTGTTCCGCTTCCCGTAAATGGTTCATAAATTAAAGCATTTTTTTTAGCGTATAGGGAAACGCCTTTTTCTACTAATTTGATAGGGAAACAAGCCTTGTGAATGTCAGTGTTCGCACCAACATTCGAAATTGTCCAAAGATTCTTGACACATTCCGTTTGTTCTTTGTTCATTTTAGGTTTACCTTGACCACCATAGAATACAAAAATAAATTCGTAAATTCTCGTCAAGTTGTCGCCTTGCAAACTGATTGCCAATTGTTTTTCCCACACAATTGTTTCCACTAAATCAAAAACGTTTGTTGCATTCTTAATCACATCAATGTATTCACTCGGTGAGTTTCTATTGTAGTTTATATTGTAAAGAATGACAATGTCATCTTTTGCAATTGTCTTTATAGTTTTAAAAACATCAAAATTGAATTGAATATATTCTCGACTGCTTTTGTTGTCTGTTTCATTATCTAAATAAAGCCCTTTTAATTCTGTTTTATTATCTCTATCCGCTCCCGTATTTCCATTATAAGGGGGCGACGTGAAAACAATATCAACTTTCTTCCCATTCATCAATTTCGCCACTTGGTCTGAATCCGTACTATCTCCACATAAAAGCCTATGCTCTCCTATTTCTATAAGGTCGCCTAAAACTACATCTACTTGAATATCGTCTGGCTGCTCGTAGTCATCCTCCTCAGCTTCTAACTCGGTTGCGTCATCAAAAGGAAAGCCCTCTAAACCCCAATCTGCTAACTCCTCAGCATCCCACTCGTTAGCCAATATCTCCCAGTCGTGTTCTCCAAAGCCTACGTTATCTGCAATAATGAAACGCCTTGCCTCTTCGTCTGTTAAGTCCTCAGCTCTTTTTACCCATTCATCTGGAAGCTCGGTATATCCTAACTCCTTTAATGCTTTCAATCGCATATTACCTCCTAAGACTATATTGTCCTCATTTATAACCATAGGACGAAGTGCCATCATCTTTGGAAACTCTGTTATAGATTTTTTTAGCTTTTCAAACTTCTCGTCTTTTATAATACGAGGGTTATTAGGGTTTGCTTTTATATCACTTAACTTCATAGGTTGTGCAATTTTACAGCGTGCTTATAGATACATTTTCCGCAAGTCATATCAGGTCGGTAGTTAAAGTTTTGCTGGCATAGCTGGATGAATTCTTGCTTGACTTCATCAGCTAGCCTACCGCCACTCTGCTTTACGATTATTTCAATGTTTTTTCTTAGTGCTTCGCTCACTTTTTCTACCTCGCTTTTTTTGTACCATACCTAAATCAACAAGGTATTGACCTCGTTTTTCATCGGTAACTGTTAGCTCATCGCCTATGTTATAGACTTTACCCTTTAGGCTATCTCTGAATCTTTTAATTGCTTTGTATTTCATAAACTTTGTAGTCTTTTTTCGTTTTCTTTTGTCAGGTTATACTTAATGCTTACATCTTCTTTTAGCTTCAATCCTAAATCAACTTGCATTTGGTGGTTGCCTTTGATCTTCTTTATTGCGGCAGACCAATCATTATTATATACCTTTAAGCTATTTTTATTTGTTGCTAGCAAAGTGTAAGGATCAACATTGCTAACCATTACTGGCTTTGCAAAGTGTCCAGCCTCAATCATTTTTAGCTCTGATTTACAACTATTAAATACATTATCTTGCAGAGGTATTACACATATACCACAATCTTGATAATCCTTTGCGTAGTTCTGTATTTCACTTATCTCAACCTTTATTCCGTGCATTCGCTTTGGGAGCTTTGGCGTCTTTAAAAATAGTGTTTCATTGTCAAATGCGTTACCTAGCAGCTTTAAGTCCTGAAGGTGCGTGCTGCCTCCTGAATAAAAGAAAGTGTCAAAGTCTAGCTCCAGTTCATCGTATGCAAATTGCTTTTCGGTTGGGTCTATTGCATTCTTTATCACTACCACATTCTTATTGTACGGCTTTACTTTTTCAGCTAAGATAGAAGTAGTACACCAAACCATATCCGCTAACATTAAGTTCTTAGTTATGCATTTTGGTAATTTGCTTTTTTCGTAATACGTTTTTAGCGGATGCTTTTTATTCAATACCCAGTAATCATCTACATCACATATAACCTTTATTCCTAAAGACTTTAACACTTTATAACACTTTTCAGGCTGCAAAAGACCTGAAATATTGCGATTGTAGATAAGGTGAGTAATGCCTTCAAGCTGCTTTAGAAATTCATCATCTTTATTTAGCAGCACTTTAACCTCTATGCCGTAATCTCTATGAAACTTTGCAAGTGGCATTAGGAGTCGGTGATAGCTGACACCATTGATTGACCTTAAAACAACAGCTATCTTTATTTTATTTTCGTACATTAACTTAAATTGTTTTTTGGCTTTTGCGTAGTCAGCTTTCAATGTGCGATAGCCGATTTTAGCTCCTTGATGTATTTGTGTTAGATTCTCACCATTTTTGATAGCGATCAGGATGTTGGCGTAGTAGTGATTCATTCTTGCCAATACATCGTCTACATCAATGTCTTCGGAGCTTTCATTGTTGAAGTAAGGGTCTTTTTTGTTGCATTTCTTAAGCCATTGGTTCCGCATAATCTTTGCGAAATAACCCTTTTGATTTTCTACCGATGGTTTTGACTTGCATATCTCATAAGCCAAAGAGACTAGCTCTTCTGCCTCCACCTTGTCTTTGGTTAGCTTTAAAGCATAGTCTCTAATCGACTTATCAAAATATATATGCTCTAAGGTCAAAAAGGTAGATTTTCTTTGTCAGCAGCTACTGACTTGCTTGTAGGCTTCCAAGTGTCTAGCTCGATATACGGCTTGCCACTTTTGCCTATGTTTACTTTTAGGTTTACCCATCCATTATCTCTATGCTCTTGGATAAACTTAACCGCTTCGTCTGCTTTCAAAGATAGGCTTCCTACTACCCATTCAGGGCTGTTTGGGTTGATCTTAAACATAAAGCCATCTGCAAATACTTTTTCTTTATTTTCCATTATTCTTCTATTATCATTGACAAAAGTACAGAATAGTTTGCTAAATCTAAAATGCTATCGGCTATGCTTTCATTATTTGGCTCCTGGTCGCTATTAATCAGCACCCCCAAGCGAGCTACTTTAGTGGCTATTAAGTTAAGACAATTAGTTCTGGCATCTCCTCCAGCAATAGCACCAGCTAATTTAAAGTTTGATAACCTATCTGTATTTGCGTAGTCATCTCCCTTGCTAAATAATGTTTTTTTCATCTCTCTAGTTATATAACCGAAGTGTGCCATTTGTTCTTTTTTAGTCATTAATTTCTTTATTTAATTTAACTTCTTGTAATTTCCATTCGTGCCTTCTGCTATGTGGTATTTTGTGACGACTCATTAAGCGATTAAATAGAATATCTTTCTCCGCTATGTCTCCATAGACCTCCGAGCTAATTACTTTCTTAGCTCTCATTGCAGTAACCTGGTATAATCCTTTCATATTTTAAATATATAATAGTTGTCCATTTATTTCTTCTTTAGATCCATTGCATTGCTCATCACATTTGCCAAGTGATTCTGCATATCAGTAAAAGTTTACTTCTTCCATTTCACTCTTAAATATAATTTGTCGTATTTCTGGTGGCAGCTTCTGCATAGCACCCGTATGTTTTCTACATCCCAAGCTAATTCTGCTTGTCTAGTTTTTTGAGCTTTATCGACACTTATGTTGTGGCTGCAATCTAAGTACACACCGCTGGAGCGAAGACAATCAGTGCAGAAGTTGTATCCGTATTCCCAAAACTGAAGACTCAAAGCATTGGCTTTCGCTTCTCGTACTTTCCTGTCAATTACACTTTTGGTTACCCTCTGCCCATCACTGGTGTAATAGTGATTCATATCTACAAAGTTAGAATAAATTACTTGAACTGCTTACTTCAAAATATGGTTGTCCATTTTCATTAATTACAATATCAAAATCCATAAAATCTTTACCTCTTGTATCTTTTGCTATTATAGTGCTTCTGCTGCTGTCGTCTTTATTCTTTTCCATCCTTATAACTGTTTCAGCTTTTTGAGCCAGCATCGTTCCAATATGCCCTCTTGCTTTGACACCTTCATTATTTTCGTGGAGTATAACCATACAATGGACGTTATATTTTTTTGTGAGGATCATAATCCACTGCACTGTCTCCGTTGATTCCTTTAAGTCATTAAAGTCGTGAAGCAAATCCACAACACCATCAATGAATATAAAGCTGCATCTTTTCTCCTTTTGTAAGTACCTTTCAATTATTTGCTTCCTTTCGCTAGGTGTTTTATCTCTTAAGGCATAATAATCAAACTGGTCATTTTCTGCATTCCTGTAAATTCTATGACTTGTTTTGTGTGCATAATAAGCTGACTGCTCTGTATCAAAAAATGCAATACGATTTCTGTCTTTTGGTACGTTAGTTTTTATTTTTCTGTGAACCTTTGAATTCAATAAACTCACTGCCAAGCTGCTTGTGAAAAAGGTCTTTTTTGATTTCTGCTTACCTTGCAAGAGGCTTAAATCGCCTAGACTTAATATGTCCACCTCTTGTGTTATTATTCCATTATCGGTAGTATTTATTTTTTGGATTATTGAAACTATTACTGGAGGCTTTTTAATTGTTTTTGTTGGGTCAATTTTACATTCTAGAAGCTCACTATCTAATTCTTCAACATTGACCTTTGGTATTTCGATAGGTTGAAAATCATATAGCTGGTATAGTGATTTCGCACATTCTTTAGAATTGCCTCCAAACTCTATTACATTCTTTATCTCAAAAAGGTCATAGGCTTTGTTAGGTTCAAAGTATTGACAACTACTGCTGAAAATATAAAACACTTCGTCGGCTACATAACCAAAGGTCGCAGAAATACCATCTTTCCAATCTTTACCTGGTCTTACTGCATCATAACCTTTGCCATATCGCTTATCTCTAAACTGCCAACCTAATCCCTCAAGCAATACTAAAGCTTCTATTTTGCTATTTGGGTCTTGGTTGTATATTTCAATTATGTTTGCTTTGACTTCTTTAGGTGGTTGTATAGGTTGATGATATACCTTTTGGATGTCCTGATTATAGCTATAAGCCTTATTAATTAAGTATTTGCGTTCTGATTCTGTCAGCTTTACAAGTTTGGTTATATCGTTTTTTATTTCGTTTCCTTGTTCATCTTGCAAGTGTATGAAGTCATAACCATCGCTAGGAGATACTACAAAATAACCACCATCGCCTCTAGTTTCAATAACACATTCCTTTTTACCATTTCTAGTCTGTGTTGCAAGCTTCAGATTGCCTTCATAAAAATCAGACTTAAATATAAAATGATAACCACCGCTAGGAGTAGATTCAATTACTATCTTGCTGTCAAGGTATAATTGAGCAATCTGTTCATCCAGTGTAAATTCATCAACTATATCAACGACATCTCCAAACTTATTGTCAAAGTCAAGACACTCTATTCCTCCTGATAAACTACCGCAAGCAATTCCAAAACTATTAATAACTTTTTCTGGCTTACTTTCAGATTTCCAACTTCCGCCAATTGGAACTTTGCCGTTCGTAGGTACTATCCAATAACCAGCGTTGTGGTTTTCTTGAGCTATTTGTTTAATTGTATTTCGTACCATTGAATCTGTTTCTTTACTTTTTCATAAAATTGATCATCCCTTTTTGTTTCCAATGAAGCTTTAAAATGTATCTTTTCAAATTTAGTTTGTCCATCTTTTTTCTTCCTTGCACTAGCAAAGCTCGGCATTCCTTGAGTCAACCAAAATTCGTTTTTAAATTTTAGGTATGCCAAAACAAGAATAATATCTTTATCTGAAAACTTATCAATTTTTATTAGCTTGCGTATAGTATCAACTATTGGCTCTGACGTCATTTTTGTTTTTAGCTTTTCATCTGTTTCTTTATAAACCCTTGCAACCAATCCTGTAAGAATATGGTAGCTTAATTTATTTTTGGCTGTCAATTTTGATGAGTCAATTCCTTCAACTTCAGATAGTAAAAAATTGTCAGTATAATACTTATTATAATTCTTATCATTCTTGTTTGTGTTCACTTGATGGTCATCTGATGTTCCTTTGATGTTCATCTGATGTTCATTTGATGTTCGCTCGTCTTGGTAACTATCATATTTACATACAGTTAAGATGGTCGTTTTGTTGGTCGATTTTAGTTCAATCATAGAATCACTTTCAAGAAGTTTTAAAAATCTTCTAACCTTAGACCTTGTCCAATTCCAACGCTTTGCCCAAGTTAATTGTGAGTTTATTGATTGACCTCTTTTAACAGTATAAAGTTGATCATCTAATAAAACCTTTGTATCAGAATGATTAACATTTAGCAA